AAAGAAGAAAGAGGAAGATTTATCTAAATTAAATATTATTGATAAGATTAATATCTTTTACAAAACTGGTCTTATTGGTAATGTAAATGAAGAAGAACAAAAATTTATTGACGAAGTTGATACTTTAAAAAGTGTTGAAGACGTGATATCACTTGCCGCAAGATTATCTCAGTATCACAAAGAACAACAAAAAGATCAAGATGGTGATGATCAACAAGATCAGTCAGGCGATCAAGAACAAGAAGAAACTGGTAGTCAATCTCAATCAGATCAATCAGAGTCAAGTGAAGGTCAAGAACAAGTTCAAAGTTCAGAGGGTTCAGAAGAGTCTGAAGAAAAAATTGATGAGGGTGCATCTGAGTCTGATAGTGGTGAGGAAGAGTCAAAAGATGATTCAAACAATGTAGGATCACAAGGTGCAGGTCTAGGAAATGATGGCGAGCTTAAATCATCTACTGATAAAGCATATCAAGATGCCATGAACAAAAACAATGATACTGATGCAAAAGATAGAATCTATACTCAAACACCTAAAAAATTAAACTTAAATAAATTAATCTATTCTCACAAAGAGATTGCTGACGATTTAATAGAAACATATACAAATAAACATAATGAGGCATTTGATGCTCTAATACATGAAGACTATAAAAAAGTTTTTAATGATAACAAAAAAGTTGTTCAATATATGGTCAAAGAGTTTGAAATGAAAAAGTCTGCTGATCAATACAAAAGAGCATCTACTTCCAAGACTGGTTCTCTTGATATGACTAAATTACACAACTATAAATTTGACGAAGACTTATTTGCAAAAATGACTACTTTGCCTGGAGCGACTAATCATGGTATGATCATGTATCTTGATTGGTCTGGTTCAATGGCAGATAACATGAGATTTACTTTGATACAGTTATTCAATCTAATTTGGTTTTGTCAGAGAGTAAAGATACCTTATCAAGTTCTTGCATTTACAGATCGTATTCATACAAGTTCACTCAATGAGATTCAAGACGAAGTTGTTGGTGATCATAACTTTCAATATTTACGTTTACTTGAATTCTTTTCAAGTGATCAAACAAAACAACAGACTCAAACAATGATGACTAATTTATTAGGTTTCACTAAAGAATGGGTACGTGATACTAATATATATGACCCAAATCATATATTTTCTACTTATGTTCCTAGAAAATACAATCTTGGTGGTACACCATTAAACACTGCTTTATTAACTACATACAGAGTCGTTAAAAGATTTCAAGAGAAACACAAAGTACAAAAATTAAATATGGTTATCCTAACTGATGGTGAGAGTCATCATCATGAAAGTGTATTTTCACAAAGATCAAATTTTTGGAGTAATGGTGACAAAGAACTCAGTAAACAATTAACTTATGGTGATTTTGGTAAAGACTTATATATTCAGTGTTCAGATACTAAAGTTCAAACTAAACTTGAATACTATCATACTGAGTCTTTCTTAAAATTTGTGAGACTTCAGTTACCTAATATTTCAATAACAGGTTTCTATGTATCGGGTACTGGTAAACAAGGTAGAGTACCTCTTAGAGATATTTGTAGAAAATTTGGATTAAGTGAGTATAGTGATAAAGAGAAGATTGTTGCGGTACAAAAAGAATTAAGAGAGAAGAAAGTTGCGATATCAAAAGTCGCTGGATTTGATGAGTATTACATATTACCAAGAGGTCCAAGAGAGACCGATGAAGAACAAGAATTGACATTCAAAAAGGGTGCAAGAGCGGCTGGAATGGCAAGGGAGTTCTTAAAATTTGCTCAGAAAAAGACTTTGAATAGACAATTATTGAATAAATTCATTGAAAAAGTTGCCTAAATTAGGCCTTGACAATATATCAGATTACCTGATATTATATAATTAGATGTTGAAAAAGAGAGGTATATATTATGTTAACACCTAAAAAACAAGAGTTCGTTAATGCGATGTCTAAAGAATATGGCGAAGGTGCCGTAGTCTCTAGATTTGAGATTAATGAGTTCGCATCTAAGAATGGATTTAACAATCCTTCTTGGTTAAAGAAACCACAGTACAAATGTGGTCATGGTAAGTATCAGTTACCTACCGAAGAATCAGAGGTTACTCAAGTTGTGAGTAAACCTATTCAACCTGTTCAGACACCTGAACAGACTTCAATAAATTTAATTGCTAATGCATTCGAAGTTCAAAACTTAATTCCTTCAAAGTTCGAGGGTTTTGTTCCTTGGGGTCATTACAATACTATCAAACAGATTTCTAAATCTGGTATGTTCTACCCAGTATTTGTTACTGGTCTATCTGGTAACGGTAAAACTTTGATGATCGAACAGATTCATGCAGAGTTAAAAAAAGAACTAATCAGAGTTAACATCACTATTGAAACAGACGAAGACGATTTACTCGGTGGTTTCAGACTCGTTAACGGTGAGACAAAGTTTGTACCTGGGCCTGTTATCGATGCAATGGAAAGAGGTTGTACTCTTTTACTTGATGAGTGTGACTTAGGTTCAAATAAACTTATGTGTTTACAACCTGTCTTAGAAGGCAAGGGTGTTTATCTTAAAAAAGTAAACAAGTGGGTGACACCTAAACAAGGATTCAATGTGATGGCGACTGCCAACACTAAAGGTAAAGGTTCTGAAGACGGTAGATTTATCGGAACAAATGTTCTTAACGAAGCATTTCTAGAAAGATTTGCAATCACTATCGAACAACCTTATGCAGACAAAAGAGTCGAGGGAAAGATTGTCATCGGTTCTATGAACAAGTATGGCAAAGTCGATGAGAAGTTTGCAGATAACTTAGTGACTTGGGCAGAGGTTATTAGAAAAACCTTTTACGAAGGTGGAGTTGATGAGATCATCTCTACCAGAAGACTTGATCACGTTGTCAAGGCATATTCAATCTTCAAAGACAAAGTGAAAGCGATTGACCTTTGTGTTGCAAGATTTGATGATGACACCAAAGAGTCATTCTTAAATCTTTATTCAAAGATTGATGCTGGAGTGGATGTATCTGCTCCTGCCGTAGAGAATGAAGTCGAACAAGACGAAGTGGTCGATGAAGAATAAAAAAAAGTTTTGTAGGGGGTGTAGTTCAGTTTGGTTAGAACGCCTGCCTGTCACGCAGGAGGTCGAGGGTTCGAACCCCTTCGCTCCCGCCAAAAAAACTTTGGGGGTTGACTTTTGAAATTTAATTCCCATATAAATATACGGAACATGCCGAAAGGGTGTTCAATATAACTTGCTTAAAAAGGAGAAAACTATGAATGATATTACATTCTTAAACAGGCTTAGGCCTTTCACAATTGGTTTCGATGATGTCTTTAACACTTTCGAAACTTTATCAACATCAAATAATTTCAGTAGCACGTATCCACCATATGATATAGTAAAAATTGATGACTACAAATATAATGTGGAATTAGCGGTTGCTGGATTTAGCAAAAACGATATACAAGTCGATTATGCAGATAATACTCTCACAATCGAAAGTAAAAAAGAAAAAGAAACCGAAGATGAAAACTTTATCCATAAGGGTATTTCTAAACGATACTTTAAAAAATCATTTACAATTGCAGACGATGTGATCGTAAATGGCGCAGGGTTAAAAGATGGTCTTTTAACAATTGAATTAGAAAAGATATTGCCTGAGGGTAAAAAACCTAAGACTATTGAAATTAAATAGTTTTTTTAATAAAGGGGGTTGACAATAACCCCCTTTTTAGTTTATATTATTAACAAGGAGATTTATTATGGCAAAAGTATTTGATTTACAACCTGGCGGTTTAAAGGACGGCGGTCAAGCAACTTTAAACGAAGAGGAATCTAATAAACTTACAACAATTTCAGAAACAAATAAAGAACATGATGATACTAATGCAGGTTTAAAAATAGCACAAAGAAATAAGATTGCCGCTCACTTCATGCGTGTAGAAATACCTGAACCTATTGTCAATGAGATATGGGAAAATAGAGGTGTCATGTTTCAACCCGGCAATGAAGATATCAAAACAAATTTAGCAAACGTATTACACACAATTGCTAAATCATTTATCAAACATAATTATCAACATGATGCGATACCAATTATTGATTTTAATTTATACGAAAATAATACACCACTACAAGATATAACAATCACAGATGGCTCAGTATTTCAAATGAGAATGACTTTTGATGATAAGGGTGAAACAGTATTTCAGTGGGGTGATAAGTATGATGAACACCCATTAAGACCTGATACTTTTGAAAAAGTAAAAAGTGAAAGAGGTATATTACTTGTATATCCAAGTTATGTTAAAATAATTGAAGACAATGTAAAAGATTACATGGAAGTAAACGGAAAGTATATCGCACAAGATAATGAGTGAGTTTACATATAAAGATATTGTAGATAAAAAAGTATATACATACAATGAAGATAAGTATTTAAAAGAATTGCAAGATTATATTTTAGATACTTACAAACAACACTATTCAAAAAATAAGTTTCAATCAACACAATTTATTTTAGACAGTGGGCATGGTGAGGGATTTTGTATTGGTAACATTATGAAATACGCTCAAAGGTTTGGAAAAAAGAATGGTAAGAATAGAAATGACTTGCTTAAAATCTTGCATTATAGTATGATTGCACTATACAATCTTGATATGGAGTTAAATAATGAAACTGAATAGTGGAACTTTAAATGTACTAAAAAACTTCGCAACAATTAATCAGAATCTTATGATTAAAGAAGGTAGTACAATAACAACAATGTCTGCAATGAAAAACATTGTGGCAAAAGCAAGTGTCGAGGAAACCTTTCCAAAACAAATTGCTATTTACGATTTGAATGAATTCTTATCATCAACAAGTTTATTTAAACAACCTGTAATTGATTTTGAAGACAATAATTTATTAATTAAAGAGGAGAATAGTAAAGGTCAAAAATTAAAATACTTTTACTCTGATCCGTCTGTAATTACAACACCAAGTAAAATGATTACAATGCCATCAGTTGATGTTACTTTTGAACTAACAAGTGATGATTTAAATCAACTTAAAAAGGCTGCATCTGTAATACAAGCACCCGATTTAGTATTTGAAAAAAATGATAGTGGTAGTTTTCTTACTGTTAAAGATAAAAAAAATGATACTGCAAATAATTTTTCATTAGAAATAAATCAATCTTCACAAGGCGCTAAGTTTCAATTCTATTTTAAAGTAGAAAACTTGAAACTATTACCTGGTTCTTATGATGTGTCTATCTCATCTAAAAATATAAGTCATTTCAAATCTAAAACAGATAACGTAGAATATTGGATTGCACTTGAACCTGAATCAACTTATGAGGTTTAAGTATGGATACATTTCTGTGGGTTGAGAAGTATCGACCAAAAACTGTTAAAGATTGTATTTTACCTAAGAAACTAAAAGATACATTTCAAGAGTTTGTCAAAGACAAACATATTCCTAATCTAATATTATCAGGTTCTGCTGGAACTGGCAAAACAACGATTGCAAAAGCAATGGTTGAACAGATTGGTTCTACTTGGATGATGATAAACGGATCTGAAGAATCTGGTATTGATGTTCTAAGAACAAAGATAAAAAACTTTGCATCAACTGTATCTCTAGAAGGCGGTAGAAAATATATTATTCTAGATGAGGCAGATTATTTAAATCCACAATCAACACAACCTGCTCTTCGTGGTTTCATGGAAGAGTTTCACAAAAACTGTGGTTTCATTCTTACTTGTAATTACAAAAATAGATTGATTGATCCTTTACAATCAAGATGTTCTAATATTGATTTTACTATAAGGAATGGTGAGAGAGTAAAACTTGCAGATCAATTTTATAAAAGAGTTCTTGATATATTAAAAGATGAAAAGATATCATTCAATCCACCTGCCGTTGCAGAATTAATCACTGCACATTTTCCCGATTGGCGTAGAGTTTTAAATGAGTTACAAAGATATTCGGCTTCTGGTCAAATAGATGCAGGTATTTTAATTAATATTAGTAATGAAAACATAAAAGAGTTGATGTCATTTATCAAGAACAAAGAGTTTACAAATGTTCGTAAATGGATTGTAAATAATCTTGATAATGACTCTAGTAGAATAATCAGATCAATCTATGATTCATTGTATGATACTATTGATCATTCGACAATACCACATGCAGTCGTGATACTTGGTGATTATCAATATAAATCGGCATTTGTTGCTGATCAAGAGATTAATCTTTTAGCATGTATGACTGAACTTATGTCTCAGGTAAAATTTAAATGAACAAAGAATATGAATCAGTAGATAAGTTTGAAAAAACAATTGCAAATTTTTTTGGTGCTCCATATGCAGTCGCCACTGATTGTTGTACGAATGCACTAGAACTCTCTATTAGAATTACAGACTATGCAAATATAAAGATACCTAAACATACTTATGTTTCAGTGCCATATATGATAATAAAAAATGGTTGGAAATATGAATTCACTGATGAAAAATGGATTGGGTATCATCACTTAACTAATAAAGTAATTGATGCGGCTGTTTATTGGAAAAGAAATGGTTATGTGTCAGGCACTTTGATGTGTTTAAGTTTTTTTAAAAGAAAACATTTATCTACAGATAGAGGTGGTATAATTTTATTAGATGATAAAAATAAATACGATGATTTAATTAAATTAGTTTATGATGGTAGAGATAGAAGCGATACACCATACTATGAACAAAAACTTGGTATGGGTTATCATTATTATATGACATCTGATAAAGCAGAGTTAGGACTAAACAATTTTGAAAAAGTAAAAGATAAAAAACCAATAGAAAAAAATTGGGATTGGTATACACCTGTTACAGATTATATGATTTAATATGAAAACACTTTTCTTAGTACAAAGTATTACAGGTTATGGTCATATCAATAGAGTAAAAACATTTTGTGATCATATAAATGATAGTTTAATTTTAACTAAACCAGTATTTGCAAACGATACAGAATTTTTTGATAAATTTCATAATGATATGTTTGTTAAATACATTGAATATAACCCAGACATAATTGTTACTGAAGGATTTCCATTTGGTAGATATAGTTGGCATTCACATTTTAATAAAAGTTTAAATCGTCATAAAGGTATTATGGATATTTTAGATCATGCAAAGGATAAACAAATTTATTCTTTGGAAAGAGATATACCATGGATTAGACCAAGCGAAAATTGGTTTCATAGTGATATTCTTAATGAGTATTACAACGGTATAATTTTTCATACTGATGATAACTTTATAAATCCAAAAGAATTTATTCATAATCAAATCATAGATGTACCTTTAATTAGTTCATCTTATGTTACCAAACCAATTAAATATAATACACACAGAAATGGATATTTAGTATCTGGTGGTGATTGGTATCCACATGTTGAAAAATATTATAATGTTGCACTAGATGTTAAAAATAGAATAGGTGGTGATTGGACTTTCATAGTTGGTGATAAAACATCAAGTAATTTATTAAATAGACTACAAAAAGAAAATGTAAATATTGTTCCAAGACCAGATACAAATGGTTATAGAATTTTACTTGCATCACACGAATTATCAATAAATCAGTTTGGTGCAATGTCATTTATAGATATGAATGTCACACATACACCCACAATCATGATTCCAAATGAATTAACATCAAATGATGTATATGATAATAATGGTGTAATCATTGATAAAGAGGAACACTATAGAGCAAAAAGATATGAAGAGATAGGTGGTGGGAAAGTATTATTAATTGACGATGTTACAATTGATTCATTAACAGATACAATATATAAAGTGATTAATAAAAAACCAATAAGTTTTGATATGAACGGAGCGAAGTTTGTTAGAGAATTTTTCAACAGAGCAGATACAGTCCATTAGAGAATTTGGATCACACATGGATGCAGCTATAAAAGGAGAGTATCATTATCCACACACAATAGTTTTTGTGCCGGGTTTATCTTGTATGTATGAATGCACATTCTGTGGTAGAAACTATGATGCGAAGTTCATAAAAGAGGAAAAACATTATCAAGTTTATAAAGATGTAATTTATCAGAATAAAGGAAGAGCACAAATTAACATTGGGGGTGGACTTGAACCCATGACAAGTCCTTATCTAAATCAAATATGTAAAGATTTATATGATGTGGGTATGAAGTCAAGAATGATAACAAATGGTTTTATGTTGACACAAAACTATATTAAAAAAAATGAATATGTCGTAAACTTAGATTCTTTAAGAATATCCTTATATGGTATTGATGAAGAAGAATATACTGCAACGTCTAGAAATGAAAAAGGTTATAGAATAGTAAAAAATAATTTAAAATTATTAGATAGAAAAGTTAAATTAAATTATGTTGTATTACCAAAGAACGTTGAAAAACTTTTAAAAATTTTAGATTACATTGATGACATAGGTGGAGTAGAAGAACTAAGTTTAAGAGAAGATTTCTCTTTTCAGTATGAGATAAATGATAGAAATAAGTTTCAAGATATCCTAAATGAATTTGATAATGTATCAAAAGAACGTGGTGTTAAAGTTCATTATGGATATGCAATGTACGATTTACTAAGAGGAAGAAAAAGTAAATTAATTAAATGTGATTTTTTACATTTAGACAAAAAACAATCACCACAAACTAAAATATATCTTGATCCAAATGGTGATTTGTATTATTATAGTGAGGCTGCATTTTTAGATAGAGAAGGAAGTGAACGTCACATTTTAGGTAATACTTGGCAATCATCAATAGATGATGCTTTAAAAAATATGAAAGAGATAGAACCAAGTAAAGATGATATAAAGTTTATGGATACTTTAACTCATCTTATAGAATATTATAAATGGAGTGTTCGTAATGTATGAATTGAAAGAATATTTGAACTCTATTAATTATCAAAAAAATAATTTAATGGAAACAGATGATGTTATGTGGGAAAAAAAGTACCCTGCATATATTGTTAATAAGTGTTTATCACCATTCGGTGATACTATTATGTTAGTAAATGAAATGAACAGATTACATCATTTAGATAACAAACTACAATATGATTTCTTACTAAATAGTTTAAGGACTCGTAAGAGATTTGCACCGTGGATGAAGTCAAGCAAATCTAAAGATATAGAGTATGTAAAAGAGTATTATGGTTATAGTAATGAAAAATCAAAGTCTGCTCTAAGCATACTTAACGATGAACAAATAAAAACGATAAAGGAAAAATTGAATAAAGGCGGACAACATGGAAAACGTTAATTTTAACAAAGATGATATGCTTGAAGTTACTCTAAAAGAACCTGATGATTTTTTAAAGGTTAGAGAGACACTATCTAGAATCGGTGTGGCTTCAAGAAAAGAAAAAAAATTATATCAGTCTTGTCATATTCTTCACAAACAAGGTAAGTATTACATAGTACATTTCAAAGAACTATTTGCACTTGATGGTAAAGAAACAAATCTCACAGATAACGATATAGGAAGAAGAAACAGAATTGCTAGTCTATTGAAAGATTGGGGTTTGATTGATGTTAAAGGTGAAATACAAAACGTATCACCACTTAGTCAAATCAAAATTATAAGTTTCAAAGAAAAGTCTGAATGGACTTTAGAAACAAAATATAATATTGGAAAGACTAAAGATGAGAACAGTATATGATGAGTGGACACAATTACAAAAAGTAATTATTGGTCGTTCATTTGATTTAAGTAATTTTAATAAAGACTATAAAAACAAACTATTATTTAATTATGATAAAACAATATCTGATAGACATAAACACTTTTCAAACATAGAATACGACGGTAATAGGACTACAACTGAGGGATTATTTGACTTAGTTGAGGGTAATTTTGCAGGTTTAAAAAGAATACATGATGAGACTAATGAGGATTTAGATGTTCTTGCTGATCTATGTAAACAGTTTGGAACTTATGTAGTCAGACCAGATGTAATATATCCAATAGAAACCGAGTGGAGTCATCCTATGCAGGTAAGAGATACTATTGGAAAAATAGGTAATACTGTTTTTGAGGTATATACTTCATCATGGGATAGGATGTATGAAAATCTAAATTGTAGAAACATACTCATAGATGAATTTGAAAAGGGGGCAAGATATATATCTATGCCATTTCCAATTTATGAAAGAAACCCTACAGATATAGTAGATGATGTTGATGTAAAAAATGATATATCAAACAAAGAGATTCAATCTTATGATAATCAAGGACAGATAATTGGTGATACTGCTGCTTTTATGAAGTGTGGAAAACATATTTTTCATACTCATTCAAATCCAAAAACAAAATTAGTTAATCAACATTCTCAAATTAGTATGACTAATAATGGTAGAGAATGGTGGAAAAAAGAGTTTCCACAGCATCAATTTGTAGAGATGAATGCATATGGTCATGTTGACGGAAAGATTTCTATATTAAGACCAGGGTTAGTATTGGCATGGAATAAAAATCACATACCCGACATCATGAAAGATTGGGATGTAATATTAATTGAAAACAAAGCAATATACTCTGGTAAACAAATAAAGGAACTATGTGAGGAAAAAGGTGTTAAAAATTATCCATGGCACCATTTGCTTGGAGTATCGCAAGAAACAAGATTTGATGCTAACTGTTTATCACTAGACGAAAATACAGTGATCACATCTGGTTATGATAAAGAATTAGCAAATAAATTAAAAAAATATAATATTGAAATGATACCTTGGGTTAATCGTTGGAACTTTCTTTGGTCTGGTGGTGCTCATTGTTGTTCAGTAGATTTAGCAAGAGAAGGAAAATTAGTTGACTATTTTTCATAATTATGGTATAATAACTGCATGAGGTTTTATACTAATGTTTCTCAATGGGGAAACAATTTATTATTACGAGAAGTCATTGATGGCAAAAGAGTAAATCGAAAAGTAAAATATTCGCCGACACTTTATTGCCCAGTGATGCGTGAGACTCACTTCAAAACACTTGAAGGTAAATATGTTACACCCATAAAACATCAAACAATGAAAGACGCAAAAGAGTGGGTTGAACAATATAAACAACAACCACATCTTTTGTATGGTAATACACAATACGCATATTCTTTTTTGTATGAAAACTATCCTAATTTAGATTGGTCACTTGAAGAAATACTTATTGCAACTATTGATATTGAGGTTGCATGTGAAAATGGTTTTCCTAATCCACAAGATGCGATTGAACCTTTACTTTCTATTACAATAAAAAATCACTCCAATAAACAAATATTCGTTTGGGGTGTAGGTGAATACAAGACACATAGAAATGACGTTGCATATGTTAAGTGCGATAATGAAAAAGAATTAATTTATGAGTTTTTAAAATTTTGGCAAATGAATCAACCAGATGTTATTACAGGTTGGAATACAGAATTTTTTGACATACCCTATCTTTGTAATCGTATAAAAAAACTTTGTGGTGAAGATGATCTAAAAAAACTTTCACCATGGGGTTCAGTATCATCTAAATCAATTTACTCAATGGGTCGCAGTCATCAAGTTTATGATATACAAGGTATCGCTGCTTTAGATTATTATGATTTGTATAGAAAGTTTACATATACAAATCAAGAATCATATCGTTTAGATCATATTGCATATGTAGAACTTGGCGAAAGAAAAGACGGAAATCCGTATGATACATTTAGAGATTGGTATACAAATGACTTTCAATCATTTATTGATTACAATATAACAGACGTTGAGATTGTCGATAAACTAGAAGAGAAAATGAAACTCATTGATCTGTGTTTGACTATGGCATACGAAGCCAAAGTTAATTATACAGATGTTTTAGGTTCTGTTAAGTATTGGGATATTCTTATACACAATTATTTAATGGATAAGGGTATAGTCGTTCCACAAAAACAAGATAAAGAAAAATCTGAAAAGTATGAAGGTGCATATGTAAAAGATCCACAAACAGGTATGCATGAGTGGGTTCTTTCATTTGATTTAAATTCATTGTATCCACATTTAATTATGCAGTATAATATTTCACCTGAGACAATGAAAAGTGAAAAGACAGTTCCTAATATGTCCGTTGATAAACTATTAGATAAAAAAATAGATACATCTATTTTAAAAAATACAACGATGACACCTAATGGTGCTTTGTTTAGAACTGATAAAAAAGGTTTCTTACCAGAGATGATGCAGAAAATGTATGATGACAGAGTAAAATTCAAACGGGCAATGTTAGACGCAAAACAAAATCTAGAAAATACTAAAGATAGTAAATATGAAAAACAAATATCTACTTTTAATAATATTCAAATGGCAAAAAAGATTGCACTCAACTCAGCATATGGTGCCATTGGTAATAATTGGTTTAGATATTATTCTCATACTATGGCAGAAGCCATAACCACTTCAGGTCAGTTATCTATTCGTTGGATTGAAAAAAAGATAAATCAATATATGAATAATCTTTTAAAGACTAAAGATAAAGATTATGTAATTGCATCTGATACTGATTCTGTTTACATTACATTTGATGCATTGATTAATAAATTAAAACCAAATAAACCTGTTGATTTTTTAGACAAGATTGCTAAAGAAAAGATTGAACCATTTATTGATAAGTCATATCAAGAACTTGCAGAGTATCTAAATGCATACGAACAAAAGATGCAAATGAAAAGAGAAGTTATTGCTGATAAAGGTATTTGGACTGCAAAGAAAAGATATATTCTAAATGCACACGATATAGAAGGTGTAAGATACAAAGAACCCACACTAAAAATTATGGGGATAGAAGCAGTTAAGTCATCTACACCTGCACCTTGTCGTAAGAAAATTAAAGAGGCACTAAAGATTATGATGTCTGGTAACGAAAAAGAATTAAATACATTTATACAAAACTTTCGTGATGAGTTTCTAACATTGCAACCTGAAGAGATTGCGTACCCTAGAAGTGTTAATGGTTTAACAAAATGGTCTGAGACACATACTTTATTTAAGAAAGGTGCTCCGATACATGTCAAAGGTGGAATATTATATAATCATCTTGTAAAGAAGAATAAATTAAACAGATACTATCCTTTAATACAAGAGGGTGATAAGATTAAATTTTTATATTTAAAACTACCTAACATTTATCAGTCTTCAGCAATATCATTTATTACAACACTTCCAAAACAACTTAATTTTAAAGTTGATTATGAATTACAATTTGAGAAATCATTTATTGAACCACTTAATTTTATTATTGAAAAGATAGGTTGGTTTGTTGATAGAACTTACGGAACACAAGGAACACTAGAAGATTTTTTTGCATGATACACAATTTACTAGAAACAATAATAACAAAGGAGTCACAAAATGAAAATGAAGTTGCTATTCTCTTATCTGGCGGCGTTGACAGCAACACTTGCCTATTTACTTCTAACCGTCTCGGTTTAAAGGTACATGGATACTCTTTTCACATAAAAGACAAACCTACTTATGATTCTTTGAAAGCACAAGAGGTATGTGAAAAGTTTGGATTTAATTTTACAAGTATTGAAGTGCCAACTGAAAATTTAGTCAATGACTTTAAAAAGTTGGCACACAATTATAATTGTAAAAAGAAAGTTCAGTTCGAATGTACTTGGCCTTTCATGTACATGTATCCTAAGATAAAAGAGAAAGTTATTATATCTGGTGTTGCCGCAGACGGACATTATGGTCTGAGTAAAAAGGCAATGATACATTTTAAACACACAAAAGAAAAGTTCGATAAGTTTAGAACTGATTATTTCTCATCTGATAATCCAGCAGGTGTTAGACAATTAGAGATGTTAAGTAAAGAACATAATAAAATATTAATCGCACCATATCTAAACAAAGAAGTTTTTAATTATTTCATACAGTTTGATTGGGATCAAATAAACAAACCATATGAAAAACATCTAATTAGACAACATTATCATGAGTTTGATAATCTTAAATTAAAAAAACACTTAAACTTACAACTTGTCGCAGAGATACCAAGTATATTTGAGAAACTTCTTGACAACAGAGAGATAAACCTATATAATAGAAAAAGAATTATGGATGTGTGTCGTGACTGGTCAATTATTGCACAGAATAAAGGCACTTTGGAAAATTTTATATGAAATATAAACCTTACTTAATCAAAGACGTATTAGACGGAGAGGCACAAGAAAAGTTTCGTGTTATCTCTACTTTTGCAGGTGGTGGTGGAAGTTCAACAGGTTATCGTCTTGCAGGTGGAAAGATACTTGCAATAAACGAGTTTGTCGAAGAAGCAAGAAATACTTACAAAGACAATTATCCAAATACACCCATTCTTGACGGTGACATAAAAGAACTAGACGGAAAAGATTTTTTAGAAATTGCAAACATAAAAGAGGGTGAACTTGAATTATTAGACGGATCACCACCATGTTCAGCGTTTAGTATGTGTGGAACATTGGCAAGAGAAGGAACAGTTCACAGTGACGGATTTGGTAAAACAAAATCTTATTCAGACGGAAAGATAGTCACAAACATTGAAGATTTGTTCTTTGAGTTTTTAAGAGTTGCAGATAAGATTAGACCAAAGACTATCATTGCAGAAAATGTTGAAGGTCTTACAGTTGGAGAGGCAAAACAATATTTCAATAAAATACAAAATACATTTGAAGATATTGGATATCAAGTAGTTGCAAAAGTACATGACTGTTCACAGTTTGGAGTTCCACAAAGAAGACGAAGAGTTTTCTTTATGGCAGTTAGAGATGATATTATGGATCAAGTAGGTTTAAATTTTATGACATTATCATCTATATTTCCACAAGAAAATAAAACAATAACTACTTTACAAGGTGCGTTTGATGGTTTAGAATATGATAAAGAAGAAGTTGAGATGTTAACAAGAATGTGGAAAGACACAGCATACTATAAACAAACTTGTGTTCTTATGCCACGTAACCCAGAGAAAGTTATCACAGGCACAGACTATCATCCAAAAGGTTGGCATTTTAATTTAAAGATTGCATCACAGTTTCAACCTTCACCTACAATCACTGCTATGGGTGCAACTGAAAAGACTGCTGGAGTTTGTCATTGGGAAGAAGATAGAAAGTTTACTTTAGGTGAATTAAAAAGAGTCACATCATTACCAGATGATTTTAAGTTGACAGGTAAGTGGGCTCAGAAATCAGAGAGATGTGGAAGAATGGTGCCATCAATAATGATGAAAGCACTTGCTAGTTCCATGTATGAAAAAGTTTTAAGGAATATATAATAATGAATGATTTTACATTTGCACACAGAGAAGAGGGATTTGACAATCATATTGACAAATCAATCAGAGGTTATAAAGATTTATTAGATGATGTTGTATCATTTTCTAAGTATTTTGTTGAGGATAAATCAACAGTGTTAGACATCGGTTGTTCAACAGGTAAGTTAACAAAAAGAATATTATTAGAAAATTACAAACATAAAAATCGTGTCTCATACGAGGGCGTTGAATATGCAAAAGGTTTTCAAGAAGACCTTTACAAAAGACAAGAAGAACTTTGGTCTTTAATTGACAAAGAAGAAGACTCTTTAAGATCTTTTACTGTCTTTCATGATAAAGATGTTAGAGAAATGAGTTTAAAATATAGAAATTATTCATTTATTACATCTATATTTACTTTACAATTCATGCCAAAACACGACAGAGAACGATTAATAAAAAACATCTACGATAGTTTAATACCTGGTGGCGCATTTGTCTTTGCAGAAAAAGTCTATTCACAAAATGCACATATTCAAGATATGATAACTTTTATGTATTACGATTATAAAAGAAAATATTTCGAGGATAGTGACATTTTAGATAAAGAAAAAACATTACGACACATGTTGAAACCAAACACTTGGCCAGAAATAAACGATTTCTTGACAACGGCAGGTTTTAAAAATATTCAAGTGTTTTGGCGTAATCATAATTTTTTAGGAGCAATAGCAGTCAAATGAATACAGTAGTATTTTTAATTGGTTTTCTATGTTTGGGTTTGCCTGGTGCTGAGAAGTGTCACAATATAGCATCTAAATTTTTGTATGTTGATCAACAAAATTGTGAAATAGCGAAAAATGAAATATACAATGAGTTGAGAGACTTACCAGGTCTTAAACTTCAATGTATACCATCAGACTTAATAGAAAACTATACAATCTATAGACCACAAATATTAAATAGATAGGAGTAATTATGGGAACTGAAGCGAATGATTTCTTAAAAGAAATCATAAAAACAACTGGTAATGAATATGCAAACTTAGTTGAAGACGGACTTGAATCTGGTGATGTTGATAATTTTATTGACACAGGTTCATATATTTTAAATGGTATGTTAAGTGGTTCACTTTATGGTGGACTTCCACAAAATAAAATTACAGCACTAGCAGGTGAATCTGCCACTGGTAAAACATTTTTTCTTATGGGAATGTGTAAACATTTTCTAGATGCAAACCCAGATGGTGGTGTTGTTTACTTTGAATCAGAATCAGCAGTTACTAAAAAGATGATTATTGATAGAGGAATAGACGCATCAAGAATGGTAGTCTTGCCTGTGTCAACTGTACAAGAGTTTAGAACTCAAGCAATTAAAGTTCTTGATAGATACATGCAACAAGATGTTGATGTAAAAAGACCAATGTTTATGTGTCTTGATTCTTTAGGGATGTTATCAACAACAAAAGAAGTTGAAGATACTGCCGAAGGAAAAGAAACAAGAGATATGACAAGAGCTCAAGTTCTCAAGGCTGCATTTAGAATACTAACATTGAAGTTAGGAAAAGCAAAAGTTCCTATGGTTGTTACTAATCATACTTATGATGTCGTTGGATCATATGTTCCAATGAAAGAAATGGGTGGTGGAAGTGGACTTAAATATGCCGCAAGTAGTATCGTCTATTTAAGTAAGAAAAAAGAAAAAGACGGAACGGAAGTTGTAGGTAATATAATCAAAGCAAAAAATCAAAAGTCAAGATTGACTAAAGAGAATTCTACTTGTGAAGTGAGATTAACTTACAATAAAGGTCTTGACAAATATTATGGTTTACTTGCACTCGCAGAAAAATATAATATATTTAAAAAAGTTTCTACTAAGTTTGAACTACCTGATGGTCGTAAAGTATTTGGAAAGTCTATAAATGATAATCCACAAGAATATTTTACAGATGAAGTAATGTCAAAATTAGAAGAGGCGGCAATGAAAGAATATTCATATGGAGACAGTAATGAGTGAAATGAAACAAGGTGATTTAGTTACAGTTTTAACACCACATGGTGAGTTCGTTGGAAGATTAGAAAAAAATGATGACACTGGTGTTTATTTAAATAATCCAAAAATGATGGTAAGTACCGAAGAGGGCAAAATGGGATTTGCAAGAGGTGTATGCATGACTGGTGAAGAGAATCCTAAGACAATAATTTTTAGAGATGGTGGTGTAATATTAGTCACACCTTCAAATCAAAATATAAATAAAGCATATACTGAAGTTGTAAGTGGATTAGTTACTTGACTAAAAAAAAATTCAGTTACATAGAATCTGCATCACACCCAGATCAAACTTGTATAGGAATAAACAAGGGTGATTATGCTGGAGTAATTTATAAGTATGGTAAAGTCACACCAATTGAAAAAGATGACAAATTGACAATGCAATTTGAATATGATATTATAGAAAACAACGCAATACCTAGAGAAAAATTCAACGATAAGTTTTTTGAACTAATAGGCGATATACTAATGGACATACTTGATGAAAAATATAACACTAACAATACTAGAGAACCTAATAGCAAATGAAAATTATGCTAGAAAAGTTTTACCATTTTTAAAAGAAGAATACTTTCAAGATAGAAATCAAAGAGTTGTCTTTAATGAGATAAATTCGTTTGCATTAAAGTATTCAAAACTTCCTACAAAAACATCTCTAGAAGTTGAACTTGATAATCGAAAAGATTTATCGGAACAACAATATAAAGATATAACAAATATTATTAGCAACTTTACAGAGGACTCAGTTGATAGCGAGTGGTTAACTGATACTACCGAAAAATTCTGTAAAGATAGGGCAATCTATAATGCCGTCGTGGACGGAATCTCTATTATTGAAGGTAGAGATTCCTCACGTAAACCAGACGCACTTCCAAGTCTTTTAACAGACGCACTATCAGTATCTTTTGATAATAGAGTTGGTCATGATTATATTGAAGACGCTTCAGATAGATTTGATTATTTACACCGTAAAGAAGAACGTATACCTTTTGATTTAGAATACTTTAATAAAATTACAAAAGGTGGACTTCCACAAAAAACTTTAAATATCGCACTTGCAGGCACGGGTGTAGGAAAGTCTTTGTTCATGTGTCACATGGCCGCAAACTGTATTAATCAAGGACGAAATGTTCTTTATATAACTTTAGAAATGGCAGAGGAAAGAATCGCAGAGAGAATAGATGCAAATCTTATGAATGTGAGTATGGAGTCACTTCAAGATTTACCAAAACCAATGTATGATGATAAGATTGAGAAGATTATGCAGAAAGTAAAAGGTAAACTTATCATTAAAGAATATCCCACAGCATCAGCACATACTAATCATTTTCGTTCACTACTACAAGAATTATCCATAAAAAAGAGTTTCAAACCAGAAATAATCTTCATAGATTACTTAAATATATGCGCTTCAAGTCGATTTAAGGGGGGCTCAAACATTAATTCCTATACACTAATCAAATCTATCGCAGAGGAATTAAGAGGTCTAGCAGTTGAAAATAACGTGCCTATAGTGTCCGCTACACAGACTACAAGGGGTGGATATGTATCAACTGATATAGGACTTGAGGATACATCAGAATCATTTGGATTACCTGCAACAGCAGACTTTATGTTTGCGTTGATCTCAACTGAAGAAATGGAAGAATTACAACAAATTACTGTTAAACAATTAAAAAATAGATATAATGATCCTACTGTAAACAAAAGATTTGTATTAGGCATAGACAGATCAAAAATGAAACTATATGATGTAGAACTAAATGCTCAGACTGATTTAGTTGATAGTGGTCAAGAAGATGAGATACCTGCACTTGATAAATCGAATAGTGGAGAGAGGTATGCGAAATTCCAAGAAATTAAAGTCTAGATATTACGTAGATATGGATGATTCCAATCTTAATTATCCTTATAATTGTATAGATATTAAATCAAATGAGGTGGTATGGAACTTTGAATTTGAAGACGATGCACTAGATTGGTGCATGAATCAAAACAAAAAACCAACATTCGGTAAAGATCGAATACCTCCACATATGAGGATGTACAAAACATAAATATATGAGTATTAAATGGGGGAGCGATGTCTATTAGTAGATTTGTACAACAAGTAAGACCTAGAAAAAATTCTTATAAACCCAAACTAATCATTGTTGAGGAAAATCTTTTTGAAGAAGATATTCCAAAAGACATCATGAGAGGTTTGAGTTATGAAAAGTCTGAGAAACAATCAACATCCAAAAGAGATGTTTATATTGTTCGTTCATCAGATAGAGAAACCGATAGAGATGAGATACTAAGAAATCTTAATCAAGCAGGTATCAAGTCATCTTTAGGAACAAGTTCATCATCAGTTGATCCAATTGATGGCATATATCAAAATAGAAGTTTTAGAATTTTTGTAAAACCACTCTCTGGTGGTATGGGTGAAACTACTTTAAATTCAAGTATTACAGAATTATTTCCATTAATCGCATTCGAAAAGAAATTTAATCCAAAAGATATCGTATCATTTCATCAGTTTTTACTTGGTATTGATGTTTCAAAACTAAAGTGTGTTGGTGCAAAAGATATAAAAGCCGCAGAGGAAACAATTAACAAGGCAGATACATCAACTAAGTTTAT